TTTTTCCTAATGCTATGTCTCCACGACTGACAACTCCAGCATAGCGGCCTTCTTCTCTCACGACAGAAGTTGCTCCCATTTCAGGAACCTCTTCAGGAGTAACAAATTCCCATCCTTGCGATTGTTTCTTACCAATTTCTTGATAATCATCCTGACCATTAAGAAGGATTCTTAACCAACCAAGAGATATATCTTGCTGATTAAATCTTTCTTCAACTCCACGAGGTATGTGAGTTGCGTTTGGCTCTTCAAAGACGTATTCTGTTTCTTCTCTGGTTTCAGTTTCCCTTAATTGAGAATTACGTGATTCTTCAATACGTGTCATAATTTCTCCTCCACGTTACATTTTTATTGCTGTATAGCCGCCATCGGCATTTTCTACCTTTAGCTTTTCCGCAGCATATTGTTCAAGTGGTATACCCCAGTTCTGAGCAAGCCTTACATCTTCTTTCGTCAGCTTTACTTTACCGGGACTTGGAGTGGAACGTGACGCTCCAGCTACCACCTGAGCAGGTTTGGACGGTTGTTCCTGCACCGGATCTTTATTTTCCTCAATGGTGAATTTATGAGGAAACGATTCTTTAATTCGATTGTCAATTTCATTATAAAATTCTGGATCACTTGGACTAAAACCTTCTTCTTTTAATTCTGAATCTAAGGCGAGAGCGGCAGCAGTCATGACTCTATCTTTTCCAAACCAATCATTATTCTGTGACCACTCTACTGCTCTTGGATCTGCCACATTCTGTGGAGGAGCATATTGTTGTGGTGGTGCTGCTTCTTGTGCTGGCTGTAAATGTTCTAATTCAACTTTGGCCGTATTAAGAGATTTTATATCGGTCTGTGCTTCATTTAAAAATTCTTGAGCTTGTAAAATCTTTGCTGCATCTCCTTCTGAATGTGCTGATGTATATGCAGCTCGTGCCAATTCCAGTTTATCCGTAAGTTGTTTCTCATTTGCATCAAGATGCAATTTACTTATATTGGAAAATTCCTGTTCTCTCGTACTAATTTTACCAGTTAATTCCTCATTTTGTTTTATAAGTTGAGAGATCTGAGTATCACGATCTTTTCTCTGTTTTATTAACTGACGTATTCGTTTCTGAGCACCCTTCGTTTCTATACCATCCAGTTCCTGTGGCTTTTCTATACCATCCAGTTTCTGTGGCTTTTCTTCTTTAACTTCCACTTTCTCTTCTGGTTTAGTATCGGAAGAGGCTTCTATCTCTTCTATTTCAAATTCTACTTTATCCTCTGCTTTATCTGGACTAGAGGTTTCTACTTCAGTCCACTCTTCTTTATCAATCATTTTAGTTCCTTTCGTTGCTTACGAGGCATACGAGTTCACGTTAGTATTTATTATACTATAAAATATGTTAATATGCAAGTATTAAAATTAAGAAGTTAAATTAAATGTAGGATCTAAATCCTTTGGATGTTCTACTCTGCATATAACCTGATCATCAAATAATAGTATTAGTCTAACCGATTTATAAAATAGCTTCTGACCAGCATGTTTAGCATAACAAACGAAATCTCCTTCTTTACACCATTCTCCATTGGGAAATTTTATCTCATCCTGATACGCTAAATCTCCTATGGATAAAACCTTTCCTACCGTGGTAAGATAGGCCATATCATCTTTGGTGGAATCGGGAAGTACTATTCCTCCTTTTGTTATTCCTTTTATACTTACTGGTCTTACCAGAATATGATATCCCGGTAATTCTGGGAGAGGCTTTGGATTTTTAATCTCGTCCTCTGTAATCCACATATCGTTTTTAATAGCGTTACCTAATTGTACCTGTTGCATTTACTCCTCTTCGTCATACATTCGACGTTTAATTATAGTTGTAAAAACTTCTCTTGACCATTCAATTCCTTGAATATGTCCTACAAGTTGGCGATAATGAGAAAAACTTTCTGCCGTTCCATTTGACACAATATTTCTCAATCTATTTAATTCTTCATTATAGTCTTTTACTACTTCATCCCATATTTCCATTAAGTTATTACCAGTACTAGTATAGCAACGCCAATAAAACTAACGGCAATCCACGATGATACATCTATTCTATGATAAATCTTATTTAGAAATTTCATAGTTCTGCACAGGCATAACAATTAATTTCAAGACCTACAGAAATTTCACGTATAATTGGTTTCGACCACATGATTAATATTCTCCTTATGTTCTAACTGGTTTGGGATATTTCCATCCAGAATCTGGACGTTCGTTCAGAACACCTTTACGTGCTCGTGCTCCAGCTCCACCGTCGCCAATGGAACGCTTGGTAAAGTTACCATAGAGATCTTTAACTTTACCGGAAACATGCTTTGGGTATCCATCTGTAATTCCACGATCATCAGGTCTTACATGAGTAGGATATCCATTAGTTGTTCCTTTTTCATCGTTTGGGTAATGGACCCCTCCATACTTAGGCATCTTAGTCTCCTTTCTTTCGTGTTGTTTGACTCATAAGTTCAGCCGCTTTGATATCTTTATCTTTTTCAATATCAGCAGCCTTTTCCAAAACTCTTGCTCTGATCTTTTTATTCTCCAATTCAAATTTCTGATCTTCAGTAGATAATTTCGTTAGCATATCCAAGGATTTCATTTCTGAAGTAGATTGTGATTTTGCCTCTTCCATTGAAACCTTTGTTAAAAGTTCCAGAGATTTCATTGTTTCCTTACTTGTTCTGTCAAGATCAGCTTTTTCCTTACGGAAAGATACCTGTTGTCCTTCAGCCACAACTTCCTTCATAAGTCGTGCTTCTTCCAGTTGCAGTTTCTGTGCATCAAGAGTAGCTTCTGCTGCATTCTGTGCAGCTTCTATCTGCATCTTCTGCTGTTCAAGTTCAACTTTCTTCTGTTCCAGTACGACAAGCTGTTGTTCTGGGGATTTAGCCAGACCAGCCGCCTTATTTGCATTCAGTACTTGTTGTGCAGCATAGATCATTGCCCCTTCTACAACTTCAGGTGTTTGTTCTATAGGTGTTTCTTCCAATGCAGCCTTTGTTATACCATCCATCTGTTCCTGATATTTATGGACCATATGTTCCTGAATATTTGCTTCCAGTATTGGACGAATCCGCTGCATTGTTTGACTACCACCATTTATTGGATCTTGAAGATAGGCCATCTTTACCTGTACGTGTGCATCATGGTTCTGACCAGCAAAGGCTGCAATGGGCATTCCTTTTACTGCGGCCATAATATCTGATACTGGATCAAGATTCTGTGGTTTAATCTTGGGTGGAAGTATTTCTTCCAGATTCGGCATATTGGCAGCACTTAAAATTGTTCTATTCAGTGCTTCCATATTGAACAAGCCGGGAGGAGATTGCTGGGCCATTTGCATAGCCATTTGTGCAATCATAAGGCGGTGAGCATTGGATGGAATATTTGGATCGCTGACGGGGATCACGTCCACTCTTCCATCGAAATCGGATTTAAATATGCTCCGATTTTCAAATGGCACATCATACGGATATTCACTTGGGAGATAATCATAGTCGATTCTTGCCAAGATCCTAAATTCATCTCGCTGCGACTTGTGAAGTCGCTTATGAATTGCGGAGAAGAATTTACTGGATGCTTCCAGTAGTGCCATTGTTGTTCCTACAGGACCATAGGAAGATGCTTCCGATACAATCTGTTCTGTACTGTCCGCAAACTTCTGACCTGCCAGTGTTACAAAACCAAGCATTTGAAACAAAGTCGAGGAAGGCTCTTTATATGGGAGAGGAACGATAGCCTTCGCCAGATCAATACCTGTAGATTCAACTTCCTTAAACTCACCGGGGCTGATTGGATCATTGTCGCCAACCATTCTAACCCCCTTTGCCTTAAATCCTCCCGGCAGGTTCGCAAATTGACCTGCATCAATGAGGCTTCTCATTGCTGCTGTTGCACTCATGGTAAGATTACCAAGGAAATGCATTAGGCCAAAGCCGTAGAAACCAAATCCCGGTACGAATCTATAATGGACAAAGTGACTTGTCTTTTCTTTATTCGGATCTTCAGGTTTATAGTTTCTACGAATACACAAAACTTTTCTTGATTGCTCTTCTATTGTTACAATATAAGGAAGAGCTATTCCTTCTTCTGAATTAGATTCATCTAATTCAAGATAACAATGTTGTTCCAGTAAAACATACTGAGGATCTGTATCCTGTGTCGGAGAGAATCCTAATATTGTATCCATCTTGGATGCGAAAGCTGTGGGTTGTGGATCAGATGCCGCTGGTAATTCCGTATCTGAATACATACCAGAACGAATGTCCTTTGCCAGATCAACAGGACTACGATAAATTACATGGGTATATCTGTCGGCCTTGGATAAGTTACTGGAATAATAAGATACGTAGAATTGATCAATAGGAACAAATTCAGATACGGGACGTTTAAGATTTGCATCGTAATATACTTTTTTAAATGCAGAACCAATTAGTGGAAGATGAAAGAGCATCTTCTCAAATTCGTCGAAGTACTCTGGCATCTGTTCCGTAAGCTGATAGTTCATAAAGTTCTTGACACGATTAGATTGCTTTTCCCTTTCGGGAGTTGACTTACCAAGAATCTGTGTCTTGATTGGTCCTGCCGATGGAAATAATTCTTGTGATGCTTTGCTCTGGAATTTAACTGCTGATTCTATAAGTAATGGATGGACGGCAGTACAGGCTCCTTCAAATGGTTCGGAAGTTTCCTGTATCTTTAAACCTAATAGGTCAAATCCACGTTCAAACATAGATTCCCATTCCTGTCGGGAATTTTTATCTGAATCATAATTATTATAAACATTTGCTGCTATTTCACCTAATTCATTATCATCCAAACTATCTGCAAGATTTGCATACCATTCTTTAATAGTATCTTCTGCTTCCATCTCTACATTATTTCTAAAATCAACTATGACACCTCCGTCAGGTTCCACTTCAAATGTAGCTTCCTGTTCCTCACTTATAGGAACTGGATTCATTGGTACAACATTTGTACCCTGTTGTGGTATTTGTTCAAATGGATTTCGTTCTGTTGCCATATTTATTCCCGTCTATATTTAAAATTGTGGCCTTATGAGTGGATAAGGACCAACAACATCAGAGTCTTC